CCTATCTCTACTGGCAAATGGGTTAATTTATTATTAGATAAATATAATATTGATAATTGTGCGAGTTGCCCTATCTCTACTGGCAATTTGGTTATGTTATTATTAGTTAAATGTAATGTAGTTATTCGTGTTAAATGCCCTATCTCTACTGGTAATTGGGTTAAATTATTATAAGTTAAATTTATTTTTTTATATCTTTATTGACCATTTTTCCATTGATTGTAATCATTATATTTTATTTATTTGTTATAATTTTAAATTATAATAAAAATCAATTTATTATTATAATATTTACTAAAAAATAATACATATAGATATAAATTAAAAATATTTTTTCATCTTTTGATACCTGTGCAGATTTAGAGCACTTGTCTATATTTTCATCATCTTGATATTTTAAAAATATCCTTATTTATCCCAATATAGGTAAATAAAAAGTAAAAAGATTATTAGAAAAATATTTTATCCATTTCTTCTTTAGAAACATACTTTATTCTATTTTTTACATTTTTATAATAAACTTTCTCAATCGAATCTGGTTTAACTATCCTTTTTATAATATATTCATTGAAACAAAGTTCATTGTTTGGATTTATTTCATAATCTGGAACTTTGGACTTGTTAATAATATATAGATATCCAATATCATTTAATCGATATAATGGTTTATCTGGTTCCATAAATTTCTCAAGCCATCGTTCTTTTCTTAAATACAGATAACCATTTTTAATACCGTTACTAAAAAATTGTAGATATTTTATTTTATATTTTAAATTTCTGATGTATTCTTATTATTTGTATTTAATAGTTTTTCTTTTTCTGATTCAACTAATATTCCTTCATCTACATAGGTATCATTTTTAATCATATCTATATCCTTCATTAATTTATTAGACATTGAATTATTAACTTGTTCTAGACAATTTATTAATGAGGCGACAACATTTAAACCTACTCCTACCCAAATTAATTGTGTCATTGAATAACCGGTTGCGATAGTAGTTGTTAGAATTCCAGCTGATTGAACGATATGAAATAAATAAATCATAAATGTATTACTATTATTCAAACATTGTCTTTTTTTAAGAAATCTATTCAAATCATCTAATTTATTTTTTTCAAATATTTCTTGTATCTGTTGTGATATATTTTTATTTACATACTTTCGCATTTTATACTTAAAATAATAACATTTTATCCTTTAACTTAAAGGCCTTTAATTTAAAGGACTTTAACTTATAGCAAATCATTAAAATAATATCTCAATACGTGGTTATAAAACGAGATATAATTTCATTTTTGATATATTGAACTGGATTGTCAACTAATACTATGGCAGTATATGCATTGTATAGAGTAGGATAATCAGTAATTTTATCTCGTAATTTTCTTTTCAAAAGATGGATGTGTTCCATTTTATCTTCTACCATTAAAACTTGATAAAGAACCGCCAAATCACCATTAATTAAATTTTTAATAATACCGCAAAACTCTTCAATATCATCTAATTCATCACAAAATGTCAATACATCGTATTCTTTTTCCATTTATTATAATAATCAGCTTACTGTTTTATAATAAAATTATTATAAATTCAATATTTATTTTATATGATAATAATTAGCTTTGTTGTTTTTATAGTTTATTTTATCTAGAAAGTTTCAACTTCTTCTGCTGTATCAGTTAAATTAATACTATCGAGAGTTGACTTAAAACCTTCTAGTTGTTGATTTACAATACCTTGATATTCAGATATTTGTTCTGGAGTCATATCAGATTTCGTTATATTAAATTTTAATAATCCATCTAAATTACTAATTAATCCTTGTACTACTCCTTTTAATTGTTCTATCGTAGTATTAAATTTATCGGCCTTTTCATATTCTCCTAATCTGCTTTCAAATGTAGCTATTTGTTCTGTATTCTGAGGTATTGTATCTATTTTGGTTTTTAAATCTACAATACTATCTAGCTTAGTTAATATATCGGTATAGTTAGCTATTGTAGATTTAATAGCTTGAACATTACTACCTATCTCGCTATAACCAGTAGTATATTCACTAACTTGTTCAGATAATCCTTTATAGTCTTTTAATAATTTTTGATAGTTCTCCAATTTTTGCTTTTCTATATCTTTTTTAACTGGATCCTCTATACTATCTTGTATTTCATTCATCCTAGTATTAAATTTTTCGATTGCATCTTTTACATCTTTTTTAATAATTTTACCTATGTCATCTTTAGTACTAGATATCATATCTACCATCGTATCATATTTTGTAGACAATTCAGCATAATTTTCATCTATCTTTATATTTTCTTGGGTTACTTGATCTAATTTGCGCTTCATACTATCTATTTCACTTATCTTATTGTTAGTAACATCTTTAATTTTTTGTAGTTTTTCTTGTAACTCTTCATTATATATTCTATCTTGTTTTTCCCTATTTTTTAATTGTTCTATTATTTCATCATTTGTTTGTTTGATTCTCGGCTGTTCTGCCAATATAACTTTGAGAGTAGCATTATCCTCGATCGTAGTATCTACCATTCCTTTAATATCATCAATTTTCTGTTCTTTCATACTTGCTAAATCTAATTGTGCTTGTAATACGGTATCAGTGACAGTTTGGGATAGTGCTTGCAATTTAGTTCTTTCCTCAGATATTTTTTGAGTAGCCTCTAATGTAAGTCGTTGTAATTCTTCTTTTGCCGAATTTGATTGTAGGATAGATGTTTTTTCTTCTTCAATTCTTTGAGTTGCCGCTAAAGTAAGTTGTTGTAATTCATCTTTCGCGGTTTGAATTGCAACATTGGAGTTAACGACATCATCCAATTTATCTCTAAGATCACCTGTAGCCATTTGTTTTATTTGATCTAAATTTTCTTTCATTTTATCTATTGATCCAAATTCTTGTGTAAATTGTTTGTATTCATCTCTAACCTTTGTAAAAGTATCGGTAATTAGTTGACTATTTTGTTGAAATTCATTTAATTTAGCGGTAGTAGCTGCTTCAGTGCCAAGTAGATTTTTATTTTGTACTATTAATTGATCGGTAGTAGTTTTAATTGTTTGCTGTTGTTTACTTATTTGATCTAGTATACCTCCCATTTCCTTTAGATCAATTGAATTTAATTTTCTTGTAATTATTTCTCCCACATTATCATCAATCCCCTGGTTTAATATTCTCCATCTTTCGTTTAGATCTCCTGTGTACTTTTGATCAATAGCTTGAAATTTTGCATCATTATCAGCTTTAATTTGTTGGATAGTTGTAGAATTATTTTGCATCAATAGATCAATCTTTTCTATCATTTTATTAATATCAAGATCGGGAAAATTTTGTAAAACGCCAGGTAATAGATTAGCTACTTCTGTTTTTAAAGTATTATCAATACCTTTTACTAATTCACTTTTAATACTAGCGATTAATTCACCATTTTCTTCAGTTATTTTCATAGGATTTTTTGTAAAATAATCAGCTACTGATGCTTCTACATCGGCAGTCATTTTTTGTTGGATTTGACCTATCAAATTCATTATACCATCTATCTGCGTTTTTTGATCTAAGTTGGGATTACTTGCTAGAATGGTAGGTAGAGTACTAGTAACCATATTTCTTATAATTGTAGCTATTTCTGATGAACTAGTAATTTTAGCCAAAGTATCTGTTTTTATTTGTTTTAATTTTTCATCTAACTTTTTTTTATCTAATATTTTTTGCCCTTGATTTATTTTATTCATTCTATCCATATCAGCTTTAGTAACCATACTATTTATTAAATCAAGTTGTGCTTGTGGTATAGCTTGTACTGGTAATGCTGCTATCTTTTGATCTACTATAGCTTGTTGTGCGGGAGTTAATATTATACTATTATCAGTTATTTTTTTATCTAAATCTTGTATAGGTTTATTTAATGTACCCATAATATCCATGGTAAGCAATTTTGGTACAATATTCAAAGAAATATCTTTTTGAATAGCTTCAATACTATTATCTAAGTCGGTTATTGTTTGACTATTATTAGTTATTTTTTGACTATTAGCTGTTACTCTTTGATCTAACTCAATAAATGGTTGTTTTAATGTATTTACTTGTTGTTGTACTAATAATTCTTGGTCTGGAGTTAATATTTTACTATTATCAGTTACTGTTTGCAGTAAAGTTTGTTGAGTTGCATTAAATACAGTGATTTGATCTTGTAAAGCTTTATATCTACCTTCTATATGTTTATGTAAATCAGTTTTATTTTTTTTAAGATTATTCTTATCTAAATTCATCGTATCTAATATAGCGGGTAATTCAGCTCTGATACTATCTTTTACTTCTTGTTTAGATAAAGCGGGTATTTTTCCAGCAGAGACCATTCCATTCATTCGTACTATAAGTGGTTTAATAATATTATCTTCTATATTTTTTACTTGCCCTGGCGATAAATCATTATTTTTCAATGGGTCATTATAAAAGAATGGTCCTACGATGGGTTGAATTGGATTATCTCGATTCAAATAATCTAGTGGAGAATTGTATTGTGGAATATATGGCATTATTAGATAGTATTAGGAAAAAATATTAAAATAATAGAAAATTAAAATATTAAAATAATAATAGTAAAATAATATTTTCTACAATTGATTTAATTCATTTTTCCAAATATCAATAGCCGATAATTCTTCCAAAATATCATATTCACTTTGTTTTTCTTTCTCATCTTCTTTTAATTTTTCTATCTTTTCAAAAGTCAATTGATAGATTGGCATTCCAAGCAAATAATCATATGATAATGTCGATTCAATATTAGTATTTAATTTAGGAAAATTATTACTTAGAAGAGTTGCTTCAATTTCCATCTTTTTTCTATTATTAATAGGCAGAGTACCTTCTACTACCATTAGAATAAAACGTACCTTGTTAGAAATAATATCAAGTTCATTCTTCAAACAATCCAATTGATATTGCTTTCGTTTCTCATATAATTCTAATCGACAACTATAATATTCTATCATAATCTCTTGTGGAGAATCATATTTTTTAATAACACCATCGGTAGAATATAAGTGCATATTATTCATCGATATTTTTGTAGTAAGATGAAAATCTTTAGTAATATTGTTAAGTGTATCGAGATAATCTGGTACAAATTCTAATTCAAAATGAACCTTTTTATCAGTATGAAATTCCTTAAATCCAATAAAGTTTCTTTCATCTTTTGGTTTAAGTAATTCGGCTTCATACATTTTTTCTAAGAAATCTTTATAGGATTGTGTCCAAGTACCAACTGGTAATTCAGTGATAGTTAATATATTCTTCTTAATTGAATAGATCCCAGTAGTTTCAAAGTTCTTCCGATCTATCTTTTTAACAGTACCGGTAAATCCTCTCCAATATGGTTTCATTTCTTTAAATTTAGTTCCATCCATTATTGCAATTAAATTTGCTATGATATCTACAGGATTGAAACTAGGGATATCAGTTGAAAATCCAGTACCAATTCCACTACTACCATTGACTAAGATCATTGGCAAGATTGGTGCATAGTATTCTGGCTCTATCAATTCATTATCTTCATATTGTTTATTTAATATATCGTTGTCCGTTTTATTAAATATTTTTAAACATTCATTGGATATTTTAGTCCAAATATAACGCGCAGCCGCTGAATCTTTACCACCAAGTAATCTGGTACCGAATTGACCATTTGGTTCCAATAAATTTATATTATTTGATCCAACAAAGTTTTGAGCCATTCCAATAATTGTACCAACTAAAGACATTTCACCGTGATGATACGCGGCTTTATCCGATACAAAACCAGCTAATTGTGCTACTTTGACTTCTTCTTTATCCAATTTTCTTAAATAGGCACCATATAATACTTTGCGCTGAGATGGTTTCATCCCATCAATAACATTTGGAATCGATCTAATATTATCGTAAATTGAAAAATGTTTTAGATCAAAATCTACGAATTTACTATAAGATACTTTTCGATCTGTAAAAGTCAAAATTTCATTCTTATCATATATACGCAACCAATCTTTACGATCATTTGCCCTATTTTTCTGGAATGCCAAGGTCATTGCATTGTCACAACCTTTTTTATCTTCATCGGGGGCTTCCCAGAAATATCTAATTAATTTATCTTCAATATTATGAAAATAATCTTTAGCTTCATCCGAAGTAGATGTACCCAACCCCTTATAGTATTTTATCTTCCAACCATTTTTATTATTTGCCGCCCAATCATCATATTCAGTTAAATTATAGAATATTTTTACTTCTTTACCCTTGAATGCTTTAACGATTGGAGTTGCAAGTGATGTAATAAAATCTTTATGTTTTATTAAACTAGGCCATAGAAAATGAATAAAATTCATCACCAAACCTTTAATATGCGACCCGTCTACATCTTGATCGGTTAAACATACTATTTTTTGATATCTCAATGTAGCCAAATCTTCCTTTGTATCATATTTCTTACCTATTTGTAAGCCAATAATTTTCATTAAATTTTTAGTTTCTTCATTTTCAGTTTGTTGTTTGATTGTAGCTTCTCTAAAATTTAATAATTTTCCTTTCAATGGGAATACTCCAAAATAATCTCTTCCAACAATAGATAGACCGGCCATTGCAAGTGCTTTGGCTGAATCTCCTTCTGTTAAAAATAATGCACATTTATTTGATTCTTTCCCTCCCGCTTTATTAGCATCTTCTAATTTTGGAATACCGTGTAATGATATTACTTTATGTCCATCATTCTTTTTTAACTTTGATGTTTCTTTAAATTTAGCTAATTGAATCATTTGTTCCACGATACCCGATTTAGCAATTTTCTTTAAAAATAAATCATTGGGTTCATAAAGTGAACCAAATTTATTATTCTTTGTTGTAAGAGTATCTTTTGTTTGACTACTAAAGGCAGGATTTTCAATCATACTATTAATAAAAAATACCAAGTTATCTTTCAAAATAACTGGTGTTATTTTAATTTCCTTCTCTTTCTTTTTAATATAATCATCAATCAACGGGCGAATAATTTTGTCAGTAACGTGATTTACGTGGGTACCTCCGTTATAGGTCGATATACCATTAACAAATGATACAATTTTATTATTAGATTCTGGGAGATAGATACATCCAACTTTCCATCTTTCATTACTATCATCATAATAAATTTCATTATTGGGATAATAGAGTTGAATATATTGTTTAAAATTATTTACATTTATTTTTTTATCATTGAAAAATACTTTATTCTTATCATTTGTAATTCCAGCAATATCAATTGTACGTCGATAAAATAGATTGTAATGATCATCATCCATTGTTTCTAGACCAAATCTTTTTAAATCGGGATAAAATGTTACCTCCACATAAGATGTTTTCTTTGAATATTTCTTAATTGATGGTTTTTCAGCAATACTCATATTATCTCTCCATACTTGATGAAATAATTTTTCATTCTTACTATCACCAACTGTTACTTCAAATCGTCGACTAAGAATATTTGCAAGTTTTGCCCCATATCCATTTCGACCACCCGTTGTACGTTTCTTACTATCATCATAATTTGAACTTGTTAACATTTCACCAAATATCATACTAGGTACCAATGTTTTATATTCAGGATGTTCTTCTACAGGAATTCCTTTCATCCCATTATTAAATACTCGGATACATTGTTCAGTTTTATCATAATAAACTTTAATGGTATCACACGTTTCATCATTGGCCCGTGCATCACTTGCATTTACCAATAATTCATCGAAACATTTCCACAATCCCGGTACATATGTAGTGAGTTGATTAACTATAGTGTAACTCTCATCTTCCATCGGTCGACATATATCCATTGATTCAGTTGATTTTTCAATTGATCCAATGTAGGTATCAGGACGAGCCAATACGTGTTCACGGGGTGTCATTTTATTATAATCTGTAGCTTTCGACATTTAATTAAAATGATTAGTATTATTATTTTTTAAATGATAATATCAATTTTTATTTATTCTTAAAGTATACTTTAAGAATAAATAAAGTTAATAGGGAATGATAGGAAAAACTATGTTTTTCCTATCGCCCTATCAATTGCAGCTATGCTGTATTTTATGTGTTTAAAAGTATGCAAAGCATTACTTTTAAATTCTATAAACTAAGTTATGATTTGCAAACATATCAATTTCAGCTCGCTGTTTTCTAAATTGCAGATTTGTTGTATTTTTATATTATCAATGTATATAATTATACCATGGCATATTCTACCTCGTATCTCCTCTCTCTATTAATATAACATCTTATTAATAATATTATTAGTACTACTAATAATACTATTAACACTATACCTAATCGATCTATCATTTATAAATTATATCTTTGTATTGTACTTATTTTGTTTACTTTTCATCTTTTTATCTTTTTCTATTGAAATAATTTGATTGTCTCTACTAACCTATAATGATTAATTATAAATAGGAATATATTTTCACTAACAACATTCCAATTATTTATCGTACGGTATACAATTGTATCGTAGTAGGGGATAATATTATTTTTAATAATTTCCATTGTAGTTATATCTATTTCAATTGGACTACTACTATTCATTAAATCAAATAATTGTCCTAATATTTCGGCAACTGTCTGTGATTCAAATGACATTTTATCATCCAAATTCTCAAATATCATCACGGCATTTTTTACTAATAATATAGGGATATAATTGTATAGATAATTTTTAATCTCACTTGTTAGAATATAATCAATTCGATTAGATGCAGATACAATAGTAGAAATAGTACTAGCCATATTTGCTTGGAATAATATTTTTCTAATTATCAATTCAATATTATAGCATATTATATTCTGTGTTAAATGTACCAACATATCAAATACAAATTTTAAAACTGTGTTACTATCTGTAAATCGTTGATTTTCAAAATAACTAGATGCAATAAGATTTAATTCTTTGTAATAAGGTGGTCTATCTTCGCCGATTATGCTATTAATATCTTCTCTTATTAGAAAATAACTTAATCTCAAATCGCTGGAATCATTAGCATGGTTTATTACTATATCCCATCCTTTTATATACTCACCTCTACTAGTAGTCATACCCTCCCTCATCCTTTCATATCTATTAATTACTTCTATATTTGGGGTTGGTGCTTGGGGGATTGTAATTTTAGGAATACGTTGTAAAGTATTATCTATAACAGTGATAGTAGCTTGGATTCTAGTATTTTTTTGAGTAATATTAATAATTTGTTGTTGTATATTTGGAGGAATATTTATCTTTTTACTTTGTAATAATAACGATTCTTGATTTAACTCATCTAGTTTAATCATATTATTATCTAGTTCTTTCTTGTATTCTCTTTTAATTTCTTGTAATAAAATTGTATCTTTAGTTGGAATATTCATTGTGGGTATAGTGTATTGATAGAATGAATTAGATCTATTAATCATATATGGTAGAATATCAGTATTATATTTTAAATTAAAAAAATTTGCAAATTTACTAGCACGTGTTAAGACCATTTCAAATAAATACTGTTGTGTTAAATAATTACAAATTGAAAAAGATAATTCGAAATTTAATATAATATTATTAAAATAAGCTTCATTGGACTGTATAATTTGTTTTATTTCATGATACTGTGGTTGTATAAAATTATTTATAGAATCCAATAAATTACTATTTGAAATCATTTTATCCTTATTAGAAACATACATTGCTAGTAAATAATCATATGTTGGTTTGAAATTGTCTCGATTAATTTCAACATCTAAGTTTTTTAATTCAATGATTCCAGGATAATATGTATTTTTTACAAGTAAAGATAATGGACATTCCATCTCATTATTATATAATGAAATATTAGCATTTCTATCTATCATTTTTTGTATTGTGGTTTCTTTTATTTCCAATGTATATTTACTAGATAAAAGATTGGTTCTATTATAGTCATTTGGATAAATATAGAAAATAGTTTTAGGATTCAAAGGTTGTGTAAATGGATAGAAATTATTAATAATAATATCAATATTTATATTATTTAAAAAAGTTTCATCCTTTAATGGTTTTTCTTCTATCAATACATCAAATTTAAAATTATCCTTGAATAATTTTTCAGCTGGGATTAAAGGAGGGGTTCCTGGTATTGCTACGCTCATTTCATCTATCAATCTATTATATAAATCTACCCCCACTTTTCTTATATAATTATTCAAATATAATTGAACTAATTCTTCGATTATTTTTGCACCAATTAATTGTTTTTGAATAAATAAAACATCTGGTGTTAAACGTTTTTCAACCATTATAGCATCTAATTCATTTAATATGTTTGGATCAAGAGATGGTAAAGTTGATGTAATTAGCTGTATTGTATTCATTTTATAGAAAATAGGTAGGATAGTTTTAAGTGATGGAGGTAGTTTATTATTTTTCATCTTTACATATTGACTTGTATTATCACTATACCATTTACTATTACCAATTGATATGAGGGCTTGTTTATAGCTCGATATAACGATCGATTGTTCTTTTTTCATTATATTCTCAGGAGTATCTCCTAAAGCTCTATTATCATATAGAATAGGGGGAGTACTAAAATTACTTTTATCGTTATAGATTATTAATTCATTGGATCCTAGTTGACTATAGATAAATTGTGGTAATTTAATTTTATTACCAGTTATTGTAAGTAAATAATAAAACATATAGATCCAGCTATTTATTGTATTTACTTGTGTTTCAAATTCTTTTATATTATAGATTGGGAAATTGATAATATTAGTATATATTGAATTGTTCCAATCTATCGATTCTAGTTCTGGCATTTTCATATTATACTCACTGTATCGTTGTTTTAATGTTTCCATTATAGGAATAATAGATTGTAATGCAAAATAACTATATTGTACCACCGATGCATACTTTGTGGTATTTTTATAGATTGCAAGATCAGTAAAGGTTTTCTTCACAACCTCAAATACATTATTAGTAAAACCAAATAATACATTGGACATTTTATTCATATAATTATAATATGAATAGGTGGTAGGTGGTCTATAGTGATTTGCTTCTCGATTAGTATAAAAGTATTTTTTATCAAATGGGGCAATTGAATTAATTTTATTATAATAATAGAACATACTATAAAAAGACTTTTCATTAAAATAATCCATTGAATTTATTATACTACCATTTGCCAATATAGAACCTTTTATAAATCGAGTCCCATCTACAATTTCAGAACCTTCTACAAATTTAAATCCAACGGGAAAAATTGTACCTTGAGGTAGTTTATACCCATTTGGTAAATTCCATCCATCTATTATATTTTGTGAAGTTTTACCTACAACAACTCTTTGAGTTAATGATGGGATGTTAGAACCCATTGGTAGTATTATACCTTGGGGAAAAACACAACCTAGTGGGAATACAGTACCTCTCACTATATTAGTACCAGGAGGAAAAACAGTACCAGTTATAAAAACAGATCCTTCTTCTAAAATGGATCCATTCGATATAATAGTATTTGCTAGTATCGTTGAACCATTTTCAAATACAAAACCATCAGGAAATACAGTATTATCAGCAATCGTTGTACCAGCTACTATTGTAGTACCTTGAGGAAACATTGTACCTGGGGGCAACATAGTACCCATCGCGAATACTACCGGGTTATTCGATGGATAATAAGTGGTTAGTATTCCTGGAATGATAGGTGCAAGGACTTGATATCCAAGTGGTAGATTTACATATTCATTTTTTATAGTACCTAGTGGTATCACTGTACCTGGATTTATAATTGTACCCAAAGGAAAATACGATCCATTTATAACAGTCGTAGAAGTAAATCTAGTTTCTCGAGGTATAATAGTACCTCGTGGTAAAATTACATTCAGTGGTTTATCGGGTGAATCTTCAATTAATGGAAATTCAAAATTATTTGGAAATACAGTACCTAGAGGTATTACAGTATTAGGTCCGTTTCCTAACACAACCCCTTTTGGTAAAATTGAATTTGGTCCACCCGCTACTGGATCATTCCATTGAAAACCAGCAGGAAATACTGTATGGATAGGTATTCTATCTTGCGGGATAGCTGCCACTCCACCAGCTGCTGGTACCGCAATTGAATTCAATTGTACTCCTGGTGGAGGACGTGGAGATCGTTTTGTTTGCGGCCATACAAAACCACTCGGTATATTAGTATTTACTGGTATAGTGGTTCCGAGAGGTAATACGATACCTTTTGGAAAAAAGGTTTTTGATGTTATAAAAGTTAAGCTACCTATAATAGTACCATCTGGAAATACATTAGATGAAGGAATATTAGTAGTTGGAGGGAATTCAATAGGTAAAATAATATATTGTGCTGCTAACGGAAATGTAATTGCTCCTCCACCTGCTGGATCTGTTAACCCACCACGATTTATATCTTCAAAGAATTTTTCAGATAAAATGGTACCTTGTGGTATAGTGGTATTAAGAGAAATAATAGTACCTTGTGGTATTATAGTCCCCTGGGGAAATTCAGTACCTTGTGGTAATACTGTAGAGAAACCGCCTGCAAGTTTTGGTATTGTTGTACCTAGAGGAAATTTAGTACCACTGGTTATAATTGTATTCACTGGATATACCGTTTCATCTTCTAACAATATATTTGTATGATCGTAATCTACTATTTTCATCGCATCAATTGTTCCCATAAAACATAAACCAAGATGCATTGCCTCTATTTTTTTTAATAGATATGAAGTTTGATCTTCTTTTTCAGGAGTACCAGCATTTGCTACCCGATCTATATATTTATAACCATTAAATATATAATAATAAAATGCACTGGGAGTACAATACTCGCTTGCAAGATAGGCTTCAATACTATTGTTACCAAGTACTTTTAAAAATTCTGGAGTGGTAGCAATAGTAAGAGGTAAAACTTCATCGATTGAATGCATTGTTGTCACACCTGTTCCTAAATTAGCTAAAGTCAGTGGAGTAGTTATTGACGATATTAATGGTAAGTTAATTGGTTCAATGTATAACGTAGCTAACCTTTTAACCATTATCATACGATCATTATCAGTAGTAGGTTGAAGATTACCATTAGCATATTTAATCATGGTACTAAAATATTTAATTAATTGAAGGGTATCTACAATATTTTGTAACAATGGTTTTTGTTGCATCGTATCATAATATGTTACGATTAATCGTGATAGAATCTCTCCATTTGATTTATCTTTAAACTTGAATTTATCTTTATTTCCAAGACCTGTTACGATTCTATTCATTTCAGGTATATTTTGATTAAAATAATAATATGAAAACTTTATAATTGTCTTTAAATTATTATCTGGTATTCTATCAATATTAGTAATAATGGCAATATCAGTTGAATCTATCATTACATTTATATTAGCTAAATTGGTTTGTAAGCTGAATTGAAATAGTAAACTATAGATCCAACTACTATAAATTGAACCAATATTATACGTTGCATATGTTACATCGGTAAATCTAGTACCTGGTGCTAGTATTACCGCTCCTAATCCTCCCAACATACCAGGTGGTCCTCTGAATCCACCACTGAATCCATTCTTATCTATAATTTCTTCTAGTATAATTTTACTTTTCATAGCTTGAGTGATAGAAAGAATTAAATCGGAAGTATAGTTTGCATATCCAGCAATTAAAAACATAAACATTTGATTAATTGAAAAGGTTAAATTAGATGGAACTAAATTGATTGTCTGTATACCCCGTACTGCTGTGGCAAATGTATATAACCACGATATTTTATTAGATTTAGGTCTAATTTCAAATAATTTAATTAAATAATTATAACTAGATAGATTATTCGCAACTCTAGAAATCATAGTTTTTATAGCATCTTCTGCTATCATTATATCTTCATCCATTATATATCGATAAATATATTCAATTGTTCGATCTAGTAATATATTAACTGGATTGTTTGCTATATTAAAAAAATAATTAAAAATAGGGATAGTGCTAGGAAGAGCTGGTTCTGCAAAACTTATTTGAACCATATTAGCACCTGTCGTTATATTGCTTGTTAATAGACTATACGCCATACAATATATAATTTTTTTATCACTATAACCTAATACTGTTACAATTTCATTTAATGGAACAGGGGTAATAGTAATCTGTCGAGATCCACCTATAAATGTTTTATTCTCCCAATCAATAATATCCGATGCAAAATCAACAGCATTCTCGTGTAGAAATTGATTGCAATAATCATTATATATTTTATCATCATACGATGATAATGGATTCAATTTATCAAAATCATCTTTAAGAATAGTTGTAATTCGATTTATATCAATTGTTGGCATCGTTTTATATTCAACCATTGATTCTGTTAATTTTGTAATTTCATCCTTTATATTAGTTTCTATCATATTATTTGGATTTGAATTTTTGACAATTGATAGAGGTTGAGTGGATGGAAATGAATTGGGCTCAGTAGGATGAATCATAATATCAGTAATTGGTGAAAATTTACCCCACATTCGTGTTATAATATTTTTAAATTGTTTAATACTAATATCACGTAATTCTTTAATCTTTTTAATTTCATTTTGTTTTATCTGAAAATTATCACTATCATTCATTCGATATAATTCATCTTGAAATTCTTTAATGGTATTGATACCTTCAATATTATCAATAGAGATTGTATCTGTAATTGTATTCTTTATAGCCTCTAAATAAGGGGATGTATTAATCACATTCCATAAACTACTTCTAACCGTACGATATGCTTCTGTTTTCACTTTATCTATTTTTTTTTGTCTGGGTATCGCCATACCGTTAGCGGTTGAAGATATTTTATCCTCTATTTTAAATCGACCAACCAATAAATAATATAATGGAGTACAACCATTATTATCTTTGTAATTTGGATTAACCCCTTGATCTAGTAAATATTCAATTATAGTAGGTAGTTGTTTTATACAAGATAAATGTAAAGGTGTTATATTATTTGAGTTTGGCGTATCGGGATTAACATTTTCTTCATATAAAAATTTAATTATATTTAGTTTTACAATTTCGATCGAATTATCATTAGATAAGGCTCGGTGCATTAAATTATTACCTTCACTATCTAATACGGTTAATGGTATCTGTTCTACTATTGAGTATTGTTTTAAATCTTGTGAATTCATACCATTCATTAAATTAAATAGATCGGTTATTTTACGGTCATCTATTTTAACTATCGAACGATAGGGTTTATCGAAAAAGGATTTATTCATTATATATATATTATAATTTTTTTTTAAAGTAATAAATAGAAACAAAGTTCTATTTTTATTATGTACTCATATCAAATATAATGAATTGGTGGACTCATCTCATATAGAATCATTTTTTGTATTGATTTAAAAAAGTACTACTAGTTATATTATAAAAATGAATAATAAATATCTATGTATGTCATACAATAAATATCTTACTCGTCGTAAGAAGCTATCTAAAATGTGTTCAATGAATGAGAATAATCGTGTAGAATTAATTAATTTTATTCGTACACACCCCGATTATGAATTGAAACGTCAATATACAGCATTTGATAATACTACTAATACAGATCATAAAAATCTACATTTAGCTAAGATTAACGATTTAATTGAACTAGCAACAATTGTAAAAGATCAAAGAGTTGCTTATATGAAACTTCGTGATAGCAATAAAGAAACTCGATTAAATGATCATATTCAAAAAACACTCTTAGAAAAAGAAAATAAATTACTAAATAGAAAAAATAAAATATTTGCTACTAAACAACTAAATATTGCTAGAATTGCCGACGAAATGTCTCGCCGAGATGCAGTTAGATTACAAAGAGAAAGTAAACGGTTAACAAGTAATCTAACTACCAAGTAATACTATGAGATAAAGTGCTTCATCGAAGATAAAGTGCTTCATCGAAGATAAAGTGCTTCATCGAAGATTATGAGCTACTGTCTACCCAATTCATTTTATAAAACCTATTTTTTAAATATAATGATTTATAGTATAAATCATTATATTGCTAAAAACATATTGCATTTATTTTTTCTGTAATAATGGAAGTGTGAAATAATATTTCAACCCAGGTCCTGTACTATCAATCGGAAAAGACATCTTATTACTTGGAAAAGTATCACAATTTATAATATTACAAGTAGTATATTTTTTTTCATTAGTTAGATTAACTAATCCAGCATTCTGAAGGTATTCTCTATAATTAAAAGAATTCTCTGATGTTCCTTTCATTTCATAAAAGGTATCATTTTTACTTCTAAAATCAGTTTTAATTGATGTACCACCATATTGCATCTTTGGTGGACACTCAGCATATAATGTGTATTTAGACATTGTATATTATATTTTAGATATTATATTCTAAAATATATTTTAAATATATTTCTACTAGATATTTCTTCTAGATATTTCTTCTAGATATTTTTACTAGATATTTCTTGAGCCAATTGAATTTTAGTCTTTTTTTTACCACTACTGGTTAAACTAATTCCATTTGCAGTTGCCAAGTCTTGTAAGTCTATTAGTTTTTTTTTTAATAATAGTTCAGTTGTATCCATTGGTGGGGTTGCTACAATTGGTGAATTTGCTAC